AAAAGCAGCTCCAAAAGCAGCTCCAAAAGCAGCTCCAAAAGCAGCTACAAAAGCAGCTACAAAAGCAGCTCCAAAAGCAGCTCCAAAAGCAAAAGAAAAAAAAGCTGGAAAATACACAAAAGCCGGAAAACTTTCTAACAAACAACTAAAAGAGTCGGTTGACAGAATGCGTTTGGAAAAAGACTACAACGCTCTTGTTGCTGAAAAAAAATCAAAAAGCACCGGTCGAAGGCTTCTTAATAGAACTTTAAAAACAACAGAAGATGTTGCTTTTAGCGCTCTCGATGTTCAAGGTAAAAGAGTGGCTAGCCTCGTACTTGGTAAACAGCTTGATAAAACTTTGGGTATAGAAAGCAATCTAATGACAACCGCTAAAGACTACGTAAGAAGTGAAAAAGTTAGAGCTGCTGGTAAACGTGAAGCCGAAGATCTTGTCAAAAAGCAGAACGCACCAAGATCCTTTATTCCGCCAACGGGCAACAGTCGTAAACCACCTAAGGGCGCTCGTAGGTTTAAACCGTAAACTAAGAAAGGGGTATTTAATGTTGTCAAATACAGAAACCCCAAAATACTACGCACAATTTAGAGATTCAGTTATAGCTGGAGAAATTCCAGTAAACAAAGAGATTTCTCTTGAGATGAATCGAATAGACGAACTTGTTCTAAACCCAAACATTTATTATGATGAGCAAGCCGTTGAAGGCTTCATCAAATATTGTGAAATGGAGCTAACCTTAACAGACGGAAGCGATCTGTATTTGTTAGATACATTTAAAGTTTGGGCAGAACAAATTTTTGCTTGGTACTACTTTGTTGAGCGAAGCATCTACAGCCCAGGCGAAAACGGGTCTGAAGGAAAGTACGTAAAAAAACTAATTAGAAAACGCTTAGTAACAAAGCAGTATTTAATAGTTGCACGCGGTGCTGCAAAGTCTATGTATGGTGCCTGCATCCAAGCATACTTCTTAAACGTTGACACAGCAACAACCCATCAGATAACGACCGCTCCGACAATGAAGCAGGCAGACGAAGTTATGTCTCCAATAAGGACCGCTGTCACCAGGTCAAGAGGCCCGCTGTTTAAGTTCCTTACTGAGGGCTCAATTAGAAACACATCCGGCCCAAGGATCGAAAGAGTCAAGCTTGCTTCGACAAAGAAGGGTGTTGAGAACTTTCTTACTGGCTCAATCCTTGAAGTTCGGCCAATGGCCATAAACAAACTACAAGGTCTTAGGCCAAAGATCTCAACGATTGACGAATGGTTGTCGGGAGACATCAGAGAAGACGTCGTCGGCGCAATTGAGCAGGGCGCCTCTAAGATGGAAGACTATTTGATTGTAGCAATAAGTTCTGAAGGAACTATAAGAAACGGTTCCGGCGACACAGTCAAAATGGAACTCGCAAACATACTAAAGGGTGAGTACCAAGCGCCGCACGTTTCTATCTGGCATTACAAACTTGACGACGTAGAAGAAGTTAGCGATCCTGCTACTTGGTTGAAGGCGAATCCAAATCTTGGGAAGACAGTTACTTATGACGTTTATCACATGGATGTCGAAAGAGCCGAAAAAGCTCCAGCTTCAAGAAACGACATCCTAGCAAAAAGATTTGGTATCCCAATGGAGGGTTATACTTACTTCTTTACGTACGAAGAAACTTTAGTTCATCGATCTAGAGAGTTTTGGGCGATACCTTGCGCTCTTGGTGCCGATCTTTCTCAAGGAGATGACTTTTGCGCATTTACATTTCTATTTCCAATCCAAAACGGATCTTTCGGCGTAAAAACTAGAAGTTATATAACAACATTGACTTTAATGAAGCTTCCTGGAGCTATGCGAGCAAAATACGAAGACTTTATCAATGAAGGTAGCTTGCAAGTCCTTGAAGGAAACGTTTTAGACATGATGGAAGTGTATGATGACCTAGAAATGTTTATTCAACAGAATGAATACGACGTAAGGTGTTTTGGGTTTGATCCTTATAACGCAAAAGAGTTCGTTACAAGATGGGAAGCGGAAAACGGCCCATTTGGAATTGAAAAAGTAATTCAAGGCGCAAAAACCGAATCAGTCCCTCTTGGTGAACTAAAAATACTCGCAGAAGAGCGAGCATTGATCTTTGATCAGGACTTAATGGCTTTTGCTATGGGAAATGCCGTTACATTAGAAGATACTAATGGAAATAGAAAACTTTTAAAGAAAAGAGCTGAAGAAAAGATTGATAATGTGTCTGCATTAATGGACGCATATATAGCATATAAGCTAAATAAAGAAGCATTCGAATGAGTGTTAAAAAGCCAATAACTTAGGAGGTAATGCTAAATGGCAGTTCTAGATAGAGTTAAAAACGCTTGGAATGCATTCCGTAACATCGATGATGTATGGGAACCAGAAGCTTATGCAAGTTCTCCTAGTTATGGTGGAAGGCCAGATAGAGTTCGAACACGTTTTTATAGTGAACGATCGATTGTTACTTCAATTTATACTCGGATGAGTATTGACATTGCAAGCATTGGTTTTCGTCATGTTAAATTTGATGAACAAAACCGTTATTTAGAAGATATGAAAACGGCTTTAAACACGGCGTTAACTCTAGAAGCAAATATTGACCAAGGTCCTAGAGCGTTTCGCCAAGATGTAGCAATGAGCCTGTTCGATCAAGGCTCTACAGCGATTGTTCCCGTTGACACAAATTTTGATCCGCAAAAAAGTGAGCGGTTTGACATTTACACTCTTCGGGTTGGCGAAGTAGTAACGTGGTATCCAAGGCACGTACGTGTAAGTCTTTATAATGAGCAAAAAGGAGACAGAGAAGAAATAACTCTTGAAAAGCGATACGTAGCTTTGGTTGAAAATCCATTGTATGCTGTTATGAACGAACCAAACTCAACTCTTCAAAGATTAATTAGAAAGTTGACGCTTCTTGATGCTATAGATGAACAATCTGGTTCTGGAAAGTTAGATTTGATAATCCAGCTTCCTTATGTTATAAAATCAGAAGCAAGACGGCAGCAAGCTGAGAAAAGAAGAGAAGACATCGAGTTTCAGCTTAAGGGTAGTCAGTACGGCATTGCCTATACTGACGGTACTGAAAAGATAACGCAACTTAATAGACCAAGTGAAAATAATCTTCTTGCGCAAATCGAATACTTGACCGGAATGCTTTATGGGCAACTCGGAATTACCGAAGACATTATGAATGGCACCGCTGATGAAAAGGCAATGATTAATTACTTCAATAGATCTATTGAACCAGTGGTGTCTGCAATAACAGAGGCGATGCAAAGATCGTTTCTTGGTCCTGTTGGAACAGCGGAAGGCGAAAGAATACAATTCTTCAAGGATCCGTTTAAACTTGTTCCAGTTAGTGAGCTTGCTGACATTGCAGATAAGTTTACTAGAAATGAAATCCTTACATCAAATGAGATTAGGGGCTACATTGGAATTCCTCCGGCTAAGGACCCGAAGGCTGACACACTTGTAAATAGCAATATGCCACAGCCACAACCAATTACTGTGGATAATGAATTACCACAACAAACAGCTGTGGAGAATACTACGCCACAAACTCAACCAATCACTGTGGCTACGTCTTAGAAAGGACAGTCAAAATGGAAGCAGATTTTAGCGGTTACGCTACAAAGGCAGGACTCAAATGTTCTGACGGCCGAACGATTATGCCGGACGCTTTTAAGCATCAAGATAAAACCCAAGTCCCATTGGTTTGGCAGCACGGACACAACGACCCAGAGAATGTTCTTGGTCACGCAATCCTTGAAGCACGACCCGATGGCGTTTATGCATATGGATTCTTTAACTCCTCAACTAAAGCAAGCCAGGCCAAGAATCTTCTTGAGCACAAAGACATTAACATGCTGTCAATCTGGGCAAACGATTTGATTGAGCGAACTGGGCGAGTCCTACATGGAGCAATCCGTGAGGTAAGTCTTGTTCTTTCTGGAGCTAATCCTGGAGCCCTTATTGAAAATGTTACTATTAGGCATTCAGATGGGGATAGCACAATGCTTGATGATGAAGCAATCATCTTTACGGGCCTTGAGCTAGAACATGCCGACGCGCCAACAGAAACTACGGATACTCCTGCCGCAGATAAAAAAGAAGATGCGGATTCAGATGGAGAAGAAACCATTGCCGATATTGTTGACTCAATGACTGATAAACAACGTGAAGTTCTTTATTACATGATTGGTGAAGCAATGAATGGGGATGATTCAGAAGATACAGATGAAACCGAAGACACAACAGACAGTAATGACCAAGTAGTACAACAAGATAACATTAACCAGGAAGGTTCTGAAATGACAAGAAACGTATTTGAGCAGGCAGATGAGACTCCGGTAGTTCCTACACTATCTCACGCTGACGTTGAGGGCATTGTCTCCGACGCAACCAAGATGGGGTCGCTAAAAGAAGCTGTTGATGCATATGCATTGCAGCATGGTATTACTGACATCGATGTTCTCTTTCCAGAGGCTCAGACGCTCAGCAACATGCCAGAATTTCTTTCTCGGCGGACAGAATGGGTAAGCCAGGTTCTTGGTGGCACTCGTAAGAGCCCATTCAGCCGCGTTAAGACCATTTCTGCCGATATCACAGAGGATGAGGCTCGTGCAAAGGGTTACATCACTGGTAGCTTGAAGAAGGAAGAGTTCTTCGGTGTTTCTCATCGAGTTACTACTCCAACGACCATCTACAAGAAGCAGAAGCTTGATCGTGACGACATGGTTGACATCACTGACTTCGATGTCGTGTCTTGGCTAAAGGCCGAAATGCGAATGATGCTTGATGAGGAACTTGCTCGCGCAATTCTCATTGGTGATGGCCGCGATATCGCACATGCTGATAAAATCAACCCAGTAAACATTCGTCCGATCGCAAGTGACCACGAACTTTACACCACCGTGATTAACGTAAACATCGACGACGCTAACTCTTCGGTTTCTGAAATCATTGACTCGGTTATCAACAACCGTAAGTACTGGAAGGGCACCGGACTTCCGGTAATGTACACCACCGAAACGTACATCGCCATGTTCCTGCTTCTTAAGGACACCGTTGGTCGTCGAATCTATAAGTCCCTTGACGAAGTTGCAAGCGAGCTTCGGGTTTCTTCAATTGTCGCAGTTGAGGCAATGGAAAGCGCAACCGATATCGTTGCAATCCTTGTTAACCCAGCAGACTATGTGCTTGGTGCGGACAAGGGTGGGGCCATCAGCATGTTTGATGACTTCGACATTGATTACAACCAGTACAAGTACCTGATTGAGACTCGCGTCTCTGGTGCGCTCACTAAGCTTAAGTCAGCAATGGTAATTAAGAAGGTTGCGACCAACTTGGTAGCTGTTACTCCTAATACGCCAGGATTCGTTACTTCGACAGGCGTTCTTACCATTGTTAACCAGACCGGAGTCGTTTACAAGAACGGTGCTACCATCGTTAACGCTACTGGTTCTCCTTACGCCGCAATTGCGGCTGGAACATCAATTGTGATTGACGCTACACCAGCATCCGGTTACTACTTCCCGACCAGCGAGAATGATTCCTGGACGTTTAAGCGCGACGCATAACTTTAAGGAGATATAATGGCTAAGTTCTACGGAGAAGTCGGATATGGAGAAGCCATAGAAGATCCTACAGGTTCTGGGGTTTGGGTTGATCGAATTAGCGAGTGTCTCTACTTTGGGGACGTAATTCGCAATACTAGAAACCTAGAATCTGGCGAGGCAATTAATAATGATATTTCCGTGGGTAATTCAATTAGCATTGTTGCTGATCAATTTGCCATTAATCACTTTTTTAAAATCAAATACGTGCGATGGGCGGGGATTCTGTGGACTGTGACAAGTGTCGAAGTCAAGAGTCCCCGCCTAATCCTTAGTCTCGGGAGTGTTTATAATGGGCCAACGCCTTGAGCTTCAAGCAATGTTAATTGATATTTTGGATAGCAATAATGTGTATTTTCAGCCACCACCGTCCGTGCAGATGGTTTATCCATGTATCCTTTATAAACGAGATGACGAAAGCACTGATTTTGCAGACAATAAGCCGTATAAACGCAAAAAGCGTTATTTAATTACTGTAATCGATAAAGATCCAGACAGCGAAATTCCAGATAAAGTTGGAGCACTACCTTTCTGTATTTATGATCGATTTTACACGGCTGAGAATTTAAACCACGACGTATACAAACTATTCTTTTAGAAGGAGCATAAAATGGCAGTACTAACTTGGGACAACGTAGGCGAACGGACATATGAAACCGGCGTCGATCGTGGAGTCCTTTACATCCCAGACAATCAGGGCGTTTATGCTGACGGAGTTGCCTGGAATGGCCTTACTTCCGTATCAGAATCCCCTACAGGCGCAGAAGCAAACGCTATGTACGCAGATAACATTAAGTATTTGAATCTGTACTCGGTAGAAGAGTTTGGCGCAACAATTGAAGCCTATACTTATCCAGATGAGTTCCTTCAGTTTGACGGAACCGCTACACCAACGCCTGGCGTTACTGTAGGGCAACAGACCAGAAAGCCTTTCGGTCTGTGCTACAGGACAAGAGTTGGTAACGACGTCTTGGGCGACGACTATGGCTACAAACTACATCTTCTTTATGGATGTAAAGCTAGTCCATCAGAAAAGGCATATGCTACCGTTAATGATTCGCCAGAAGCGCTTACGTTTAGTTGGGAACTCTCAACTGCTCCGGTGGCTATTAACGTTGGTAACGCTAAGCCAACAGCGCTAATGACGATTGACTCAACACAGGTTAATGCAACGTCATTGACGGCGCTAGAGGCTCTTCTATATGGCACAGCGTCTGCCCCGCCACAACTACCCTTGCCAGTAGATGTAATTGACCTGTTCTTTACTGTGCCAACTCTTGTTACACCAACGGTGCCAACGTATAACTCTACCACAAAGGTAATCACAATCCCAACGATTACTGGCGTAACGTACAAGATCAACGGTCTAGTTGTAACCGGACTCAAGACAATTACTGCAGATACAATCGTTACTGCTTCCCCAGCAACTGGGCTAGCAAATAGCTACTACTTCCCCGACGTAATTGACACTACTTACTTCTTTGATTTCTAATCATTGATCATTGACTGGAGGCCAAAGAATGCTTACTATTATTATTGAAGGAACTGAACTCTATGACGAAGAGACCGAAAGTTTTGAAACTGTCGGCGACGTTGTCTTAGAGCTAGAGCATTCTTTGGCCACAGTGTCAAAATGGGAGTCAAAATACAAGAAACCATTTCTTGGCAAAAACGAAAAAA